TCGAAGAAGTTATCCACGCCTTCAAGCGAGGGGGGAAGGCTTTCCCCCCTGACGGCGGTGGCCGTGTTTTACCGGGGGAAAGTGGGACACTTTTCACCGGTAAAACGCGACCCCGCTGGTTGATGAGCCCCCTGCCCCCCTGCGGCGGTCGAGGGTTTTCTCCGGGGGAAAGCGGCACGCTTTTCGCCGGGGAAAACCGTCCCGGTCGGTCGATGTGCCCTCCGCGGCGCTTCCTCTGGCGCTGGCTCGCTGCGGTGGCCTTGGCGGCTGTCTCGCTGACGGCCCGCGCCTTTGATCCGTACCCCAACTTCACATTTGCCACTGGCGCGGACGGCCTGATGACGTCGAGCTCGTTCGCTGGTAGCGCGGCGGATTGGGCGGCGGGCGCGAAAGCGACTTCCAGCGCGGGTACCACCTGGACGAGCGCGGCGAAAGAGCTGCCTTTCAAGCCTGCGACCACCCTAAACATGAAAGCGCTGTTTTCGCCCGCCAACATGGGCAAGGCGATGACGGCGGGCGCTGCGGTGGCCATCCCGCTGGCGGCTGCGCCGTTGATGTCGGCGCTGCTCAATCAAGCGTGCGTGCGGGCCTTTGGCGGCGCGATGACGCTGGCACCGGGGGGCCAATGGGAGGAATGCAAGTTCACCACCTCGACTTACCAACAGCAGCAATGCGCCTGGCAGTCGAGTCCGGTTGAGACTGATTGGAAGGACGGCGGCTCGTCGGTCTGTTGGTCTAACTGGGTTGCAGCGAACCCTGCAGCTCCTAACACATCGCGGCAAAACGTTCGCCAGTTCGCGAGCTACACGTTGTTCGATGCGTACTGCTCCGGCACGCTATGCCAACAGGACGTGCGCGAGGACTGGAACATCCGCTACAAGACGGTGACGCAGCAGCAGCAAAACGGCTGGCAGGCTTCGGATGCGACGAAAGCGCAATCGGCGCTAACCAACACAATGAATCTATGGGCCGCGCAGGGCGACTCGCGTCTGGGTGGGGTGCTCGATGAGTTGTACTCGGCGAAACAGCCGGTAGACGGTGCCCTCGTATCGCCGACGATTCAAACGCCGGTCATGGACCCGGCGTTTAACACGGTGAAGTCTGATCCGGCGACCGGCAAGACCTATAACGAGATGGTGTCCGGCAAGAACGATTACGCGTGTATCGTGATTTCCAACGGGCAGGCCTTGCAGTGCTCGCAAACGAAGACCATCACCACCACCACCAATACGGTGGATAACGCCACCGGCACCACTACTACGGGTACCACTACGGTGGTGACGCAGCGCAAGGACGGCGAAACGAGCGCTTGTGGCTCGCCGGGTCAGCCGGTCTGCGCGGTGAAGGTGGACGAAACCGGGACACCGGCTGCGCCTACGCTGAAGCTCGATGAGGCGTCCATCCAGACCCAGGCGACGACAAACAACACCACGATCAGCGGCAGTTCGGATAAGGGGATGTTCAGCGGCTGGTCGTCGGTGTTTGTCACACCCGCGTTGGTGCCGTGTGCGCCGGTGTCGTTCACGATGATGGGCGGCACGGCGCAAACCGTGAACCCCTGCGGGGTCGTGGATGGTGTGCGCTCGTTCATGGCTTACCTGTGGGCCTTGGCGGCGTTCTGGGTCTGTCTTGGCTGGATCAGGGAGGCTATCTAGTGCCGTTACTCGCAACTCTTATTGGCGGCATTGCCTCGGGCCTTGTCGCTGTGTTTTCGCGCTTCGTGGCCTTTGAATTGGCTCTCAAGCTGGCGTCTTACGTGGCCTGGATCGGTGTTGTCACGGTGTTTGCTGGCTCGGTGTTCGTTTGCACCGCGGGCCTGATGAGTGCGGCGTCAGCGATCGCGGCCGGGGGCGGCGGTACCGGGAATGGGGCCGCCATTCTGGGCATGTTCCTGATGGGCCTGGGCATGTTCATCCCGGCCAATGCCTCGACTGTCATCGGCTGCATGTCCTCGGTGTGGATCGCCTGTCAGGTCTACAAGATCCAAAAGCAGGGCATGCACCACTACAGCAAATAACGCGATGCCCGATTACGCGCTCACTGGCAAGAAGGGCACCGGCAAGAGCAAGAATGCGGTGCGCTTGATCAAGTTGCGCTACCTGTCCAAAGGGCGGCGCGTGGCGACTAACTTGGACCTTGACTTGCGCGCCATGTTTGGCCCGCAGTCGCGCGCCGTGTACGTGCGCATCCCGGACAAGCCAACGGCGTTCGATCTGGAGTGCGCCGGCCACGGTAACCCGGAGGTCTATGACGAGGACAAAAACGGCGGCTGTTTTTTGGACGAGCTGGGCACGTGGTTGAACACGCGGACCTTCGCTGACAAAGGGCGCGCAGCGGTGCTTGATTGGCTGGCTCACGCGCGTAAGCACGGCTGGGACTGCTACTACATCATGCAGAACGTCCTGCAGGTCGATAAGCAGCTACGCGAAGCCTTTATTGAGTTCACGGTGCGTCATACCCGCTTTGACCGGGTGCGCTGGCCTTTCGTGGGCGGCTTGGTGCATGTGCTCTTTGGGGAGAAAGCGTCTTACATGCCGCGCTTTCATATGGCGGTGGCGCGCATGGGGTGTAACCCGCAGGACATGGTGACGGATCGGGCTATGTTCGTGGGGGACGATCTGCACAAGTGCTATGACACGCGGCAGGTATTCCGCGAGGACTACCCGCATGGGACGCACTCGGTCCTGTCACCGTGGCATGTCGAAGGCCGCTATCTCAAGCCGGAGCGACCGCCTTTGCTTGTGGCGTTGGTGCGCTGGCTTCGTGGGGAGTACGTTCCCCGCGCGCCGGTTCCTGTGACGCGCGTGGATGCGGAGTGGCAACGGGTTCGTGACTTGTGCAAGGACCTTCCTCCGTCCCAGGCGCTCGAGGTCATGGCGCGTTACAGCAGGAGGGCGGCGCTCCCGCCGCGCGGTCCCGCGGTGCAGGCATGCGCGAGCGTGCCGGAGCCGCGGGCCGCGCAGCGGCCCGCTAATTTATTCAAAGGACACTTTGGAACATCAAACCCAAAGGTGAGCTGATTAGGCAAAGAAAAGCCCCCGCGCTGCTGGAAACAGCCGGGGGCCAGATCACGCAACAGATTCGGAGGTATGCGCGATGGGGAAGATTATCGACGGTGTTCTTTACGAGCGCAATCGCCTGGAGGGTTGGTATCGGGTGACGACGACGCGCTGCGGTCCGGTACGTGAGCGGGTGGTTTCACCGGCCTACCAATGGGAAGAGGTCGGCCCGGCACCGGAGTTCATGTTGATGCCGAACCGTGAGCCCGACCCGGTGAAGGATGCGGAATGGCTCGCTGAGGAAAAGGAAAAGAACCAGCGCAGGGCGGCGCGTCGGGCCAAGTTGGCTTGTAAGTGGGCTATCGTCCATGAGGGGTTCGACGAGCTGCTCACTCTTACTTATCGTGAGAACCAGCAAGACGAGACGCTATTCAAGCGCCACTTTAAGGAGTGGGTGCGCCGGATGAAACGCGCCCTCCCCGACTTTCGTTATTGCGCGGGGTTTGAGCCGCAGGAGCGCGGCGCGTGGCACGCTCACGTTGCTACTCACAAGCTCCCTAAGCATGCGCTATACAAGGGCGTCAAGATCGCTGCTTGGCGGCTTGGCACGGAGATTTGGCGCGCTGTTGTAGGGGCGGACAATGGCATGTGCTTCGTGGGTGGTAAGCCTGCTCGCTGGGGCGGCAAGCGTCGCAACATGAGTCTGTACAAGATGGCGAACTACGTTGCGAAGTACATAACGAAGCATTACGAGCTTATGCCGGATGGCAAAAACCGCTATAGCCGCTCTAACGGTGCGCCGCTGGTCGAGCGTGAGCGGCTGCATTTCCAGGCGCGTGATATCGGCGAGCTTATATCGCTTGTCTTTGAGCTAAATCAAGGAGAGGTGGTTATGTCTCATCGCCTGGATCGCGGGTCTGAGTTTTATCTTCTTGCCACCGAGGCGATGCCACCGAGTTTTGTGCTCCAATGAAAAACGGCCCTTGCGGGCCGCCTGTAAGGTGCGTTTACGACTTTACCTTTCTATACATCGTATAAAGTAGGCCGTCAGTCGGCCACATCAAGCAGATCGAACTGATGACCGCGAGCAAGCCGGAAGCGATGGCCGCGCCAGTCACTTGAAACGGCTTTCCCAGCAGCCTCCGGAGCTGCTCCCCTCTGAGGGTGCCCTCGGTTTGTTTCAGCGTGGCTCGGATCAGTTCTTGGATTGCGTCTTCGCGGGCGAACCCTGCGAGGCGTGCGCGGTCGGCTGGTACGCATGCGCGCGTACCGGCTTTCCAGTTGCTGACATGTTGTTGGGGTATCCCCATCGCTTTAGCTAGCTTGTATTCGCTGCCTGTTGCTGCTGCGGCTCGGTGGATGAGCGCAATTAATTCTTCGTCGGGTGTTGACATAGGTGTCACCTTCGGTTACTGTTCGTCTACTAACCAGCGACGGTTAGTGCTTACCGGATGTGGACATTATGAACACTTATGCCGAGTTTGGTTGCGGTCCGTTGGCAAGCGTGCTGCGTGACTGGCTGTTAAAGGCTGAGGCCGCACCCAGCAAGGCCGCGCGTCATCGCTGCCTAAGAGCCGCGCAAAAGGTTGCGGCTCATCTGATCGCTGGTGCATGAGCGCAGCCGCATGGCTCGCTGTGTCGGGTCATGGGGCCGTGCTCCTGCGGTGTCTTCTTCATAGACAAACTATGCAAACCATTCTCGAAATCCTTCTCGTTAACGCCAAAGAGGGTACCTCCAAGAAAACGGGTCAGCCGTTCTCGATCAAGGAGGCGCACTGCGTCCTTCGTGACCAGACCGGCAAAGCCGGTGCGGTCGGCGTGCTGACGGTGCCGAAAGCCCTGGAATCTGTCGCGGTCCCGGGTACCTATACGGCCTCTTTCACCCTGGATGCGCCGACTTATGGCCCGGATCAGGGCAAGGTCATCGCTTCCCTGTCCGGCCTCGTCCCGCTGCCCCCCTCGGCCCAGCGTGCTCCGCTGGCGGCTGCGGCGGCGAAGTGATGGATGTCACTGAGCTGCAAACCCTGGTCTTGAACCTCGGCATGTGCGTCATGTTCGCGCTGGGGTTCATTGGGGGCAACCTGCCGTGATGGTCCGCGCCTTTGCCTGGGCCGCGCTCTTGGCGCTCTGTTGGGGCGTCTACAGCTCGGGGGCGCTGCGGAACCCGCTGCGGGCGCTTCCTGCGGTGTCGCCGGTCGCTAACGCGTTGCCGCCGCTGCCTCCGGGGTGCAAGGAAAAGGGGTGCGGCCCATGACTTACATCGCCGCTTTCTTCGCTGTATGGGCGCTGGGCTTCGTGATGGGGTGGAAGGTCCGCATGATCCAGCGCGCTCTTTCTGCGGCCTGAGTTGTCAGCGTGCTGTCTCGCGTGCGGGGCAGTGCGCCGGCAATTCTGCCGGTTTCTTGGAGCTAATCGCATGAAGCGAATCACCCAGCTGCGCCTCGCAGCCCTTTCTGCCGCTCTGGCGGCTTCTTCCGGCGCGTTCGCCGCTGACCCGACCTCGGCGCTGGATGCGTTCACGCAGGCCGCTACGGCGTCGACCGGTTTCGGTCCCGGCATGTGGGGTCTGGCTGCTGTGACGGTCGGTATCCTGATCGGCGTCAAGTGGATCAAGCGCGCTCGCGGCGCGGCCTGATCTAGGGCGGCTTCTGGTGCCTCGCGTGCGGGGCACTGGTAGCGGCCTTAGGTAGGGCTTAGGAGGCGTGGCGATGGTGGGCGAGGTATGGGCACTGCGGGCGGTGTGCTCGCTGCTTCTGGTGGCTCTGCTGCTCGTTCCTTGCAGATTCAGCATCGGAAACGCCCTGGCGTTTTCGGTGCTGAAACTGCTTGGGCGCGGCGCAGGCTACCGGGGGGTATTCCGGGACTTTTTCAAGCGAAGAAGGGGGGCAAAGCGTGGGGTGGGTAACTTCGAAGAAGTTATCCAC